AGTCACCAACTGCTTATATGTCAGTTAACGTTGTATCTAATCTTCAGGTACAAATCGCTATCTACGGTTATATGGCCACTATGGTTAATATTGCCGGTGGTATCCGCCGCTTTAACCTCACATAATAAAAACCCACTAATAGTTTGGTAGGTCTCTTAGCCCTTTGAGACCTACCAAACCTAAGTAAGTAAGGAGTATAAAAATGGCCGCTACATATTGCACCGCTGCGACATTAAAGGCATCTTTGGGTGTCGGTACTCTTTATGATTCTTATACCTGGATAGAGGATACGTGCCAAGCCGCACAAGATTTAATTAACGGCTTTTTGTGGTTTGATAGTGCGCCAGTAGTAGGTACTGCGTTAGTAAATAATGTTGCTACGGTGATGGTGGCTAACCCAGGCATCTTTACTGTTGGCGAGTCCGTTACGGTTGCCGGGGCAGGTTCAACCTTTAACGGTACTTATACAATCACAGGCACGATTCCTTTTAGCACAGGTACGGCTAATCTTTTGCCTGCATTTAATATGCAGCTTAATTACTGGCAATTCCCACAGGGTTACAGTTTTATCCAATATGCAAAAGTAGCGGCTGACCAAAACTTTAGGCGCGTATTGCCTTATGGCACTATGACAGGTGACGATACAAAAACCGCTACCTATGCCAACACCCCAGCTATTAACGCTGCAGCTTTAATGCTAGCTGAGAATATCTGGACTTCACGGTTTAGCACACAAAACGGCGGCACTAGCGTAGATGGATATAGCCCTAGCCCATTTAAGATGAGCAATACTTTAATGGCATCCGTGCGCGGCCTCTTGGCTCCGTATCTTTCTCCTGCAAGTATGGTTGGCTAATGACAGCGGCCATAACTACTTTACGTAGCACGGTAGCTGCAGCCCTGGCTAATGCTGGCGTGTGGAGTACTTTTGCATACCCGCCTAGCACAATCCTAGCTAATAGCGTTGTAGTTGCACCGGCTGACCCATACATAAGCCCTAGCAATAACTCTTATGCCAGCATTTCACCTATGGCCAACCTAAAGGTCATTATGACGGTGCCAATGTTTTCTAATGAAGGCAACTTACAAGGCATAGAGGACACTATTGTAGCTGTGTTTGCTAAACTAGCTGCAAGTGCAATCGTATTTAATGTTACTAGCGTATCTGCACCTAGTGTTTTAAGTGTGGCTAGTGGTGATTTATTAACTGCAGATTTACAAATATCCGTACTAACGAGCTGGAGCTAAAATGGCACTTACAGATGAAGAAAAAGCATTTTTAATCAAAATTGGCCAAGACCTGCCAAAAGAGATTAAAGAAACCCAACCAAAAGAAACAACAACACAGAAAGTAGAGGAATAGCCCTAATGGCAATTTTCTTATCAAACGGCGTAGTGGCTACTCTCAACTCAGTAGTCCTATCAGACCACGTAACAAGCGCAAGCATCTCTAGAACCTTTGACGAGCTAGAAGTTACAGCTATGGGCGATACTGCACACAAGTTTGTTAAGGGCCTAGAAGCAAGCACAATCACTTTAGATTTTTTAAACGATGATGCAGCTTCCGGGTCTGGTTCAGTACGTGCAACTTTGCAAGCTGCCTGGGGTACAACTGTGCCACTAACGCTAAAGCAAACTAGCGCCGTAGTATCAACCACCAACCCTTTATACAGCACTACAGTTTTGGTAAATAATACTACCGATATTAACGGCGCTGTCTCTGAGGAAAGTGTGCAGAGCCTGACCTTTACCTGTAACTCACCAATCGTAATTACAACCACACCATAAGAATAAAGAAAAGGGGCTAACACAATGGCAAAACTCAAAATAACAAGGGCAGACGGTACGTTATCCGAACATCAGATAACGCCTAAAATCGAGTGGGCCTTTGAGTTGTACGCAAAAAAAGGCTTTCATAAAGCTTTTAGAGATGATGAAAAACAGAGTGACGTGTACTGGCTAGCTTGGGAGTGCCTCAGGTCAGACGGTGTTGAAGTACCTGTTTTTGGAGCGTTATTTTTAGACACCTTAGCTAAGGTCGAGGTGTTGGACGATGACCCTTCGCAATAGTGGGGCGCGGTAGTTTTGGTTACCTGGTTGCACAGCTAGCCGTAGAGACGGGCATCGCGCCCCAGTATTTACTAGACCTGGATACGTATATGTTTAAGAATATGTTAAAGGTCATAAACGATAGAGCTAAGGAGCAACAAAATGCCAGTAGAGCTAGAAGGGGCCGTACAGCTCCGCGTAGCCCTTAAGCGTTTTGCTCCTGACTTATCTAAAGAAACTCAGTCACAAATGGCGGCAGCTCTAAAAACTGTTACTACAGTAGCTAGAGGTTACGTTCCTAATGACGGGCAAGTCTTATCCGGCTGGTCTAAAAACCTAGCCGGTGCAGAAAACCTGGCTTATCGTCCATTTCCTAAGTTTAACTCTATGCAAGCTAAGGCTGGCATTACTTATTCAACCTCACCATCTAAGCCTAATAAAAACGGTTTTGTAGCTTTAGCTCGCATTATTAACAAGTCTGCAGGCGGTGCAATCTATGAGACAGCAGGCCGTAAAAATGCACAGGGTCAACCAAACTATAAACCTGCAAGTGTTGTTTATCGCACAGGAGACGGCCCAGGAGATTTTACTATCAGGTATTATCAAGAAAAGGATAACTCTCAGCGTAAAGGTTACAACAATTCACTTAACCCTAACGCTGGCAAACAGTTTATAGATAACCTAAACAGTACTGGCCAGCTAGTAAACGCCCGCCCTAAGGGTTTAGTGGGTAGCCCAGGGCGCAAACAAACTGGCCGCTTAATCTTTAGAGCCTGGGCTGAGGATAACGGGCGAGCTAATGCAGCCGTTATTAAGGCGTTAGAAAATGCCTCAAAAATGTTTTATGAGCATACAAGGAGAGCTGCCTAATGGCTACCGATTTAGTAGTAAATATAGCCAGTCAATTCTTAGGTAAAAAGGCTTTTCTAGATGCTGACAAAGCTACCAAAAAACTTACGGGTAGCGTAAAGAGTCTAGGCCGCGTATTGGGTGTAAGCCTTAGCGCTGCAGCTTTTGTAGCTTTTGGTAAGTCAGCTGTTAACTCCTTTACCGGTGCCCAAAAAGAGGCAGCAACACTTGCTAATACTGTAAAAAATCTAGGGCTGGCTTTTGACCAACAAAATATAGACCAATACATAAACAAAATAGGCAAATTGTATGGAGTAACTGGGGGCCAAGCTACGCCGGCTTTCCAAGCTTTGTTAACAGTAACAGGGTCAACTGCAAAATCTATAGAGATTTTTAATACAGCTTTAGATGTGGCAGCTGCTAATTCAGTTGATGTCACAGAAGCCGCGCAAGATTTATCTCAAGCATATATAGGTAATACTAAAGCTCTTAAAAAATATGATATTGGGCTGACCACAGCTGAGTTAGCTGCTATGAGTTTTAATGAGTTGCAGACTAAGTTAAATAATAATTTTGCAGGTGCAGCAACGGCAGCGGCTGCTACATATACTGGCCAATTAGCAATACTAAGTGAGACGGCTAATAAAGCTAAAGAAATTATTGGAGAAAGTTTAGTTAATGCAATTACCTCTGTGGGTGGTAATGACGGTATAGCAAACTTAGGCACAGATATAGAAAATGCGGCTAAATCTTTAGCTAACTTTATAGATAGCGTTGTTTATCTCAAAGAGCAGATAGCAACTATCCCAGGGGCAGGCATAGTTAAAGGCGCTTTTGGTTTAGTTGGCAACGTATTAGGCAGATTTAGCCCACAACGAGCAGCTGAATTACTAAAAGAAATTAAGGGGCCACAACCTTTTAGCCAGCCTATGACTTTAGCTAATCAAGCTACCGGCGTATCAGATGCGGCAGCTAGAAAGAAAGCAGAGCTTGAGGCAATCAAGCGTAATAAAGAGCTAGCCAAGCTAGCTAAAACTCAAGCTGCGGCGGCCTTAGCAACTACAAAAGCCAAGAAAGAGCAGGCTAAATTAGACAAGGCAATAGCTGCAGGCCAGTTAGCTTTAGGTAAGGGTGCAGACGTTTTTGATATGGATAAAATCCAAATTAACGCAGCTCTAATTGGCCAGGCTGAGGCTTTAGGCAAAGCTGAGAGCGCTGCTCAAGTACTATCTATTGCCAACGATATACAGCGCTTAAAGGTTAAGCAATCTATAAATGAGCTTGAAGATGCGATAGCCTCTAAAGATGTAGCTCGTATTGAACGCGCTACCAAACAACTTAATGAAGACTTAAAAATCTTAGGTACCTTGCAAAGCCAAAACTTTACCTTGTTAGGTATTAAGACAGTTTTGGATAGTCTCAAACCTAAAGAGCTTATAGACCAAGAAAACCTTAATATGGCTTTAGACAAGATACGCGAAATGCTGAGGCTTTTGGCACAGGCTGGCGCAACTCCTAGCACTAGAGCAAAATCAGGCATCCCTGAAGGCGATTATGTAGCACCTGTAGTTTTTGACCCTAATACCTCTATAGATGCAGTTATAGAGTATGCCGATGCTGCAACCGAGCGTGCTACAGCTTTTGCTATATTACAAGAGCAAGAAAACTACGCGGCTTATTTATCACTTATTGAGTTTCAGAGAAAATTAGGAGATTTTGGCGGTTATAGCGCCGATATGAACAGAGGCGCGGGCTATGGCTCAGGCTCAACTGTGACCGTAGAGATTATAGATAAGACAAGCGGACTTATTGAGGTGGTACAAACAGCCGTACAAGAAAACAATAGGTTTGGCAATAACCTTAACTTTGCTGGCGCAATATGACCGTACCCGTAATTCACGCTGTTATTAACTTTAGTACTGGGCCTAGCTTTGCTCAGGCTATGATTTTAGATAGTGGCATATTAGGCACAAATATTTTGGCAGATGCAGCTAGCGTTATTGTAGACGTGTCTGACGTAGTAGATAGTATTGAGACAAAGCGCGGGCGTAATCCTCAGGCTGACCAATTCCAAACAGGTACGCTAACTATGCGTATTGTTGACCAGGTGGGCGCGTTCAACCCCCAAAACCCAGCAAGCCCCTACTTTCAGCTTTTGACCCCTATGCGCAAAGTACAAATTACAGCTACATACGGGGCAACTACTTACCCTATCTTTGCTGGCTTTATTACTAGCTATACAACTACTACGCCTAAAAATGCTAATGATGTGGTTTATACCACTATTACAGCTGTAGATGCTTTTAGGCTCGCCCAAAATGCACAAGTAAGTACTGTGGCAGGTACCTCAGCGGGTCAGCTCAGCGGTGCAAGAATTAACGCCTTGTTAGATGCTATTGACTGGCCTGCCTCTATGCGTGACGTAGATGCAGGGCTAACCACAATGCAGGCAGACCCAGGCACAGCCCGCACAAGCCTTGCAGCTATGCAAACTGTAGAGATTAGCGAGTACGGCGCCTTGTATGTAGATGCCGCTGGCTCGTTTGTCTTTCAAGATAGAGACGTTACAGCTGGCAGTACTGGCCTTGCGCCTGTGGTGTTTAACGATAACGGCTCAGATATTAGTTACTTTAATGCGGTGTGGCGCCTTGACGATACCCTAGTTTACAACTCAGCCAGCATTACCCGTACAGGTGGCACGGCCCAGGTAGCTACAAACCCAGCGAGCATAGATAAGTACTTTGTGCATAGTTACAACCAGCAAAACCTGCTAATGGAGACAGATGCCGTGGCCCTTGATTATGCTCAAGCTTATGTAGCATCTAGAGCTGAGACTAGTATCCGATGCGATGCGATTCAGTTAGACCTCTATACCGATAATTACAATACGGGCATTATCGCAGCGCTAGACCTGGATTACTTTGACCCGGTAACTATTACAACTAACCAACCTGGGGGCTCAACCCTTACTAAGACTTTGCAGGTGTTTGGCGTGGCTCAAAGCATTACGCCTAACAGCTGGAAAACAACACTAACCACTTTAGAGCCAATTATAGACGGCTTTATATTAGACTCATCCATATACGGTTTGCTTGACAGCGGCGTATTAAGTTATTAAGGAGATAGGACTATGGCAGCTGGATTAGGTTTTAAGACCTTTACTACTGGCGAGGTACTTACGGCAGCTGACACTAACGGCTACCTAATGCAAGGCGTACTAGTGTTTGCCTCAGCGGCAGCGCGAGATGCAGCTATTACATCACCACAAGAGGGCCAATGCTGTTACCTCAAAGACACCGATGCAGTACTCACCTACTCAGGTGCAGCTTGGGTTGGCTTTGACGATAGCAACGCAATCCAAAATAGCATTGTGGATGCTAAGGGCGATTTAGTAGCAGCTAGCGGAGCAGACACACCCGCCCGCCTAGCCGTCGGCAACAACGGTGAAAGCCTCGTAGCAGATAGTTCCGCTTCAACAGGCTTGCGCTATCAAGCAACACCAAGCGCATCTAATCCTATTATTAATAGCGGTTTTGATATTTGGCAACGCGGTACGACTTTCTCAAACGGTGCAACTAATACTTATACTGCTGACCGTTGGACATATGGTCGAAGCAACAATGTTGCAGGTCAAACAGTTAGCCGACAGGCAACGGGTGACACCACTAATTTGCCAAATATTCAATACTCAGCGCGTTCTCAAAGAACAAGCGGAAACACAAGTACTGAGCAATGCCATTTACTCTACAATTTTGAAACTGCTGATTCAATTCCTTTTGCTGGTAAAACAGTTACATTTTCTTATTATGCAAGACGAGGCGCTAATTATTCTCAAACTGGAAATGCGTTAGATGTTGTTTTTAATACTGGAACAGGTACAGACCAAAATATTTGGACTGGTTATACAGGCACGACCACAGTATTAGCAGCGTCCTCAACTTTAACGACAACTTGGCAGCGTTTTACTCATACTTTTGCAATTGGAAGTTCAGCAACCGAACTTGCTTTTTATTTCCGTACGACTCCTATTGGTACTGCTGGGGCAGCGGATTATTTTGATTTAACGGGTGTGCAACTAGACATTGGGTCAGTTGCTTTGCCTTATCGCAAAACAGGGGTAACACTTCAAGGAGAATTAGCCGCTTGTCAAAGGTACTATTGGACTGCCGCCTCAGGCACTTCTTACACTCTTTGTCCAGCGTTTTACTACAATGCTTCTTATGCACAAGGAATTATTCCATTTCCTGTAACTATGCGAACTGCACCATCCTTAATTGCAACATCTGGCACTAATTATTATTTCATTGCAGCCAATGGCAGTGCGGATTATCTAAACTCTTTGACAATTATGCGCGCTTCAACAAGTGCCGCAAGTTTAACAAACACAACTGAAGCATCTGGAGTTCAAGGTTATGCAGGAGAATTGGCAACCAACAACGCTTCCACATCGGTAGCATTTAGCGCGGAGTTATAAAATGACAAAAATCTATAATGAAGTAACAGATGAGATTACTGGCAAGAAAATCTTTTGGTATGAGGAAAATGGTTTTAGAGTGTCTTTCCCAGAAGACCCAGCCAACTCTGACTATCAGCGCTATCTAAATCCTGAGGCGGAACACTTCACACCAATAGTTACAGATGCAGACTAGCTACAACGGCTGGCCAGCATCTAAGGAGCAGGCTGAGATAGGCGTTAAGCCTTTTAAGGTCGAGGGCACAAGCCTTAAAATCCGCTGCGCGGAAAAGGTAGCGCCGTTGCTAATTAACTTTGCTAAAGAGTTTAACGAGCTAATAGAGCCAATAGAGGGCGGTACCTTTGACGATTGGGGTTATGCCTACAGAGACGTAAGAGGTGTGGTAGGCAAACTAAGTAACCACGCTAGTGGCACAGCTATAGACCTAAACGCTACAAAACACCCTTTAGGCAAGGTAGGTACGTTTGAGGCCAGCAAGGTACCGATGATTAGAGCCCTGGCTAAAAAGTACGGGCTAACCTGGGGCGGGGATTGGACGAGAAAAGACGAGATGCACTTTGAGATAGCACTAAACCCTGAAAAGGTCAGGGTTTTAATTACCAAGTTAGGGATAGAAAATGCCAACTAGTT